CTGCCACCATTAATGCAGGAGGTGGTTGCTGCCTTTATTGAGCGTTACCAACGTTAAGCATACACAATGGGTAATATTTAGGTTAAGAAGATTGATTTAGGTGCAGGCTAACTGGGCAGTGATGCGCATTAGCCTGCTTTTTATTTTGTATATTTAAGAAAACCGACTATCTTTGCACCTACATAGCAGCACATTGAGTGCAGCAACGACATAACATTATTAGCCAAACTGCTCACAGAACTACCACAACCATTGCGCAAATGGCTAATCAACAAAATAACTCACTATGGGTGTAGTGTATCTACGCACAGCGTAGGACTATGCCATGTGAGTTATAGGGTGTGGTAGCCCTTGTGAGCAGGTGGCATTTGTCCTACGCTTTTTGCCTACATAGGGCTGTTGCCATGCTGGTACAAAGATAGGCAAATCACTCTAAACCACACAACGGCTAATGAGACAACTTTTGAAAGTAGCTGCACTGGTAGCGTGCATCACGTTCTCCTCATGCTCAAACACCCAAAGCAAGCCAAACCATGAGAGCAGTGCAGCCGAACAGCCCATACAGGCTAAAACATGGCAAATAGGCAACTATGTTAATGAGTTTGGAGAGCCAACAGGCTACAAGTATGTGTATGCAGAGCTTACAAATGGCAGCTTCTCAAACTCTGCCACACAAGGCTCAAGGCTCACTGCATTAGTGCAGCCATTTAGACAAGCCAACATATACGGTGATACGGTTGGCGGTGTAATATTTAAGCTGTTTGAGTATGGCAAGCACCCAGTAACACGCTCTGGAGAAATGCACATTGCTGTGAGAGGTAACGATGGCAACATTATTAGGGGCATGGTGAGAGTAGAGGATAATGGCAATATCCTCGTGCCATACGATAAGCGCACAGGCTTTAGTGGTGATAGCATATTTTCAGTGCTACAGGCTGGTGGCTCGGTGGCTTTTAATTTTAGATCAGCCAAAGCTCCATACAGCAGCTATAGCTTTAATATAGACAATGCTGATGGGCTAATGGAGGCACTGGCAGCCAGTAAATAGCCTCACTTTCAAAAATTAGGCATTACAACCTTTGCTGCTGTATTTATGCTGTATTAACTTTGCACCAACACAAGCTGGTGTAGAGTAGCAGCTACAACGGCTTACAGAGTGATAAATCATATACTGGAGCTTTAGCAAGCCCTTGCACACTGCTACATAGTGCAACCCTTGCTTTAGCTCCTCTCTCTTTTATACCTGCAAGCATGGAAACAGCATTATCGGTTTTTACGTACAACAACCTGCCAATTAGCTTTCGCAAAGCCAATGGCTCACTCATGGTTAACGCAACAGAGATGGCTAAACAGTTCAACAAAACTGCAAAGGACTGGTTACGCATACAGCCATCACAGGACTTTATTGCCTCATTATCAGCCGTTAGGCATATATGCCCAACGGACTTGGTGGTTGTGCAGCATGGTGGTGTTCCTCGCCTACAGGGTACGTGGATGCATGAAGACGTGGCACTGGAGTTTGCACGCTGGTTAAGCCCCACATTTGCCATTTGGTGCAACGACCGTATTAAAGAGCTTATGCAGGTGGGCATTACTGCAACGCCTGCCACCATTGAGCAACTGGCAAGTGACCCAGATATGCTTATAGAGCTTGCCACACGCCTCAAGCAGTTGCGCCAACAGAACAATGCCCAGCAGGAGCACATCGCAGCCCTGCAACGCCAAAATGAGGCTAAAGACGCACAAATTGTGGAGCTACAAAAGCGCAGCGACTATGTGGAGGTAATACTTGCCAGCAAAGAGCTTGTAACCATTACCCAAATTGCAGCCGATTATGGCATGAGCGCAAAGGCTTTTAATAAGAAGCTGGCAGAACTCAAAATACAGCGCAAGGTTAATGGGCAGTGGATACTCTACTCACCATACAGCGCACAGGGCTACGTGCATAGCCACACCATACAGATTACCCACCGTGACGGCTCTTTGGGCACGGCTATGCTCACAGAGTGGAGGCAAAAGGGCAGGCTGTTCCTGTATGAAATGCTTAAAAAGCAAAACATTTTGCCCATGATTGAGCGTTAAATAACTAATTAATAACTACCTTTGCATTCGTTATGAGCAAACAGCAAACTACATACCTGTACTACAAGGGCGAAAAAAGTAACCCATTTGAGGAGGTTAACGCTTCTCAAGGGGCTTGGTGTGAGCGTTACAATGGTATTGCCTCGCTACTATGGTATTTTGAATATCACTGGGCTAATGGCTGGGGCAAATACAAGCAGCTCATACCTCAAAATAACTGCTACTACTTTGAGCTATATAAAGAGCCTCAAAAAGCGTTTAGCAATATCCATGAGGCGTTGCTTACATTTGCCATGCACACTTATTCGGATTTGCTACATAATGGCAGTGAACGCTGGATAACATACATATATGAGCATGCAATGGAGGAGAGGTTTTACAAGCCACTCTACTATGTAGTACCAGCCAGCGAAATACCTCAATACTTGCATTGGTATAAGGGAGAGAACACAGACCCATACCTGCATACTCAACAAGCAAACGCAGAATGCAGTTTTTGGTGGGGCTTTGAAATGCACTGGTATGCCAGCACAGAGAAACCCACTAAAGAGGGCTGGGAGAACTACCTTAAAAGCTACTTAATGCGTAACAGTGCCAATACGAACCCAGAGAGTGACGCATATAAGCAGGAGCTTGAGGAACTAATAAAGAGATACAAAGGCATTAGCGAATAATAATACAGGCAGAGCATTTAGCCCTGCCTTTTTTAGTCCAGTATCTCCTCCAGCTCTATGCACCAATCGCCTTTTCTGCCCAAACCTGCTGTAACGCATTTGTATGGGGCTTTGAGTAGTCTAAACTTGCTACCAGCTCTAAACATATACTCTGCCTCATTTTTGTACTCGCTTACATCACGTATATCTACACCTGTTTTGCCATGTATCTTCATTATTACACGTTGCCCCTTTCGGGCGTTCATTGTACCTCCTGCAAAACTATCTGCAATGCCTATTTTGGTAGTGGTGCTCAAGGGGTTTGGCGTAACCCATATTTTGCTTTTACTACTCCATGCCTGCATTATGCTACCCCAAAATGCATCTTGTGTCGGGTCTTTTATCGCACTGGGGAATATATCAACACCTCGGTACGTAAAGCCATTGTATCTTGGTAGCTTTTCAAGCACACCATTTAGCGCAGCTTTATAGTTATCTAACATGTGGTATATGTCCTTTTTGAGTGCAGCGTCTGTTACTACCTGCTCAATTTTGCTTGTGCCAAATGAGTAATGGTTTATAAAGTTTGAGCCACACGTGTATCGGTAAATGAGGCTTAACTCCTCTGGGCTTACGCTAATGCCATATCCTGCCAAACGCTTTGCCATAGCTTTGCAATCTGCCTCTACATCACGATACATGCTACCTAATTTGAAGGTAATACCACCAACGTTTGCGCTCCACGCATAATTTGGGTTAACAGGCGTGTGGGCAGCGTACTCTTTGAACGCCTGCTCAACCTGTTGTGCAGTTAGTCCATCCAAATTTTTCAATGCAGGCTGTACTCCAGCATACTTGTTGCCCATTTGTACAGTGAAATCAGCCAACTTACTCATTGCATCTATTACATCGTAATTGCGCTCATCTCCTCCTGCTGCCTTTAGTGCTGCCTCATATTCTCCACGTAGCTTTGTTAGTTTGGCTTTGTCTGCTGTGCTATAAAACTGCTCTATGTCATAGGCTGTAACGCCCTTGCTTCGCAATAGCTTTATGCGCTCTGCTTCCAACCGTTGCATCTCTTTTTGAGCAACCTTTAACTTGCTTTCTATGCTCGTTAAATCAAGTTTTTTGCTACTGGTGGCATTGAGTAGATCAGCCACCATAGTATGTATTTTCGCATTATATTTGCAGGTGTTGGCAAATACAACCACGGTGTCTATTTCTCCTTGTATGGCAGTCAGCTGTATTTTAGCCTCATATTGCGCCTTGAGTTTGCCCATGTACTCAATAAACTTGCCAGTGGTGTTGTACTTGGTCGGGTTAAGGTTGGCATAATACAGCTCTTTATCAATCACCTTTTGCAAAAACAGCTCATCAGTGGTATATTGGCTGGCTTTTGCCATGTGCTTGCTCCAGTTTGCCATAAACGCCTTTGCATCCGCAACGCCAAACTCCTGTGCCAGTGCCCACATGTTAGGCTGCTCCACAGCCTCCTGTAAAGCCAGCTTTTTAGCAGCAGCCATTTCCTTTGCAAGCTCTTTTGTGGCAGCCTTTACCTCTGCTGTTGTGCCATTAGCCAGCACACTCTCCAGCTCTGTAGTATCAATGCCCAGCAGCTCATAGTGCCCCTTGTTGGCAGCACCCAGTACGTTGTTTGCCACCTTAACAGCCTTGTTGTGTGCAGCCACCTCTGCTTTAACTTTGGCTTTGCTCTCTGCAACCTCCTTAACAAAAGAGCTGCCATCATCTACAAGCTCCAAATGGTAATGCAGCACCTCTGTAGATTTGCCAGCACGCACAACGGTTTTAACCTCGGTGCTCACAACCTTAAATTTGCTGTTAGGCAATAGCATGGCAGTAGGCTCACCTTTTGCCATAGTTTGCAGGTAACGGCTACCCTTTGGCAGGTCAAGTACACATACAGCACCCTCATTAGCTCCGACAACACCATTTTCAAGCGCAGCAGAGCAAAGTTTGCTGTAATTCGTGCCAACGTACCTGCTGGCAGAGAACGTGGCTGTATCGCCATTTATAACAGCCTTGAGCGTGTCCTTGTCTAATGCCACCATAAACTTGCCATCGGCTTTGGCTGCAAACTTTGCTTGTGTTGCTATACGCTCCAGCTCTGCCAACTGTTCGGGCGTGCAGTATTGAGCCAGCAGGTTGTTGCCTTTGCCAGCCTCTGCCAGCAAGTTTGCCAGCTCGGTTGGGTCGCTCAACTTGCCCAGCTCCTCAAACTGCCAGCCATTACTGGTGGTGGCAGTGGAGAGGGGGAAGCCTCCAGCCGTGCCTGCCTCAACAAAGTTGCTGCACTCGCTAAACTCTTTGGCGGTTACGGTTTGCATGTGGGTAAACTCGTCAATATCAATTTCAGCCTTACCCATGAGCTTGCTAAAGTTAGCCAGCCCAGCCTCATTTTTGTACTCTGTTTCCCAGCGCAGCCCCTTTGTTATATCTCCGTTGGTGTAGTTATCTCGTATAAAGTATGGCAGGCTTTGAGCCTCCTGTATGCGGTCAGCGTTTTTGCTTATCCACTCGGTAAAGTTGGCAGGCATTTCGCTCACCACTCCAGCAGGTGTAAAGCCCTCCGTGTCCTCTCCACGCAGTATTTGGTCTGTAAGCTGCTCAAGCTCTTGGTCGCTGCACATAATAGGCACAATGTAGCAGTAGCAGTGCGGATGCCACCCTACAAACTGGAACTCTTTGGGGTAACGCCCCTGCAAATCATCGCATATATCGTGGCATGGGTGGTTTTTGCTCATTTTTACCTCATAGCCAACCACAAAATCCATTTGCTGCCAACGTGCTATGTCAGCAGAGCGGTAAGCCATGTTGGTTTCCGTGCGTGTTAAGCGCATAGCATTTTTATAGCTTGAGCGGTAAACGCCTGTGCCTGTATGGTAGTCCTTTGGGTTTGCATCTACCCAGTAAAAGCTATCTGTGTCCTTATCGTAGCACCTACGTTTCCACTTGCGCCCATAAATGGGGTTGCCCTCTGCATCCTCGCCTTTTTTGTAGCGAAACCTCCTAAACAAATCATCGGGGTTGTTTAGGTACTCTCTCACCTGCCTGCTCAAGGTGTCTGCACTCAAGCCTTGCCCCAGCCCCAAATCCAGCGCAGCCTCAAGGTCGGTTCGTGTTTGCCCCACATACTGCCAAACACGCTGGGAGAGGTCAAGCCCATTGGTTTGCCGTGTGAGGAACGCCTGCATAGCCTGTTTGTTGCGCTGGAAATATTTAGCGTAGTGGTTGTTCTCTATACTCTCACTGCCAAACAGCCCTTTTATGAGCTTATCGCTGTTGGCATTGGCATAGTTCCACTCTCGCACCACACTGCCACGTATCTCCTTGTACACCTCTGCATAGAGTTGTCGCAGCTTTTTTTGCACAGCAGGGGCTACCTCATAATCGGCAAAGGCAAATGGCTTGCCCTCCTCCAGCTCCAGCCCCTCACACATGGCTATTATCTCACCAATGCGCTGCTGGAACATGCCACGCACGGCAAGCGCATACCCCTCTGTGCGCTTGCCCAGCTTACTATAAACCTCTTTCCAGTTAATCTGTGCCATTTTAGTTTTTTATTTAAGAATAGTAGCTCCAGCTCTCAAAAGTTTACTGGAAGTTAAACACGCTGTTGGCAGCAGCCTGTGCCTCCTTTTCCTCCTTTTCGGCTGTCTCTTTAGCAATGCGCTCTTTTTCGCGTTGCTTATCACGCACAAGGGGGTTAAGCTCAATGAGCGTTTCGTTACTCATTGCGCCAGCGTTCTTCTCCTTAATGGCATTGCTAATTGCCTCTGCAATGTCCTCACCAAACGGCTCTTGGTACTCATGCTTCATGCGCAACTGCTCCAGCTCACCAGCAAGTGCAATGTTGGTTACGTTGGAGAGTATGGCAATAATGAGGTTGCCAGTGCGCTTTAGGTACTCATCGTGTGTCTCCTTACGCATGGTTGCCTTAATATCAGCCAGCACCATCATTTGCTTGAGGGCTTTGGCTGATACGTTGGTGAGCTTGCTCATCATGTCAAAGTCAATGTTAGGCGTAAAGGTATTGCGGAAAATGTGTCGCTCGTTGTCCTCCGTCTCCTGCTTTTTAAGCTCACTGGCTGTGTCGGGTGTGAGGTAGCGCAAATCGCCCTTTTCGCTCAACACATAGAGCTTGTTCTCGCTGTCCTTATCGGGTAGCCCTTGCACCACATCAGCAGTAGCCACCAGAGCAGGGTCTGCCATGTAGTCGTTCACATCAGCAGTACGGCTTTTAATGTACTCCTGTCGCTCCATTAGTGCGTCTGCACCATCCCACTCTGTTTCCTGCTCCAGCAGTATTACAGGCTTTTTGCCTATGTAGTTAACCTCTTTGGCTACCTCCCAGCCCATGCTGGCACGCTTGCAGTGGTACGTGTAGCTATCCGTGTAAATATCCACGTAGTAACTTGTGCTGTTGCCACGTTCGCGCAAATAGTAGCCACGGGCAAAGTACACCAGCCTGCCATACTGGTCTTTCATGTAATATAGATCATCTCCCAGAGATTTAGCCAGTACCTTAATGAGGCAGTCGGCTTTGCCCTCGCTGTTTTGGTAGCAGTGGAACAGCAGCGCAGCTTTGGTCTCTGCACCAGCCAAACGCTTTGCCTGCCTAATGCGTGCGTTGAAATGGCTATCCTCTATAAAGTCGCAAAAGGCTTTATAGGCATTGTCCGTGTTTTGGCTGCTCTGCAACCATTGCACAGGTCTGCCATAAATAAACACAACAGCCATTTCGTTAATGTACTTTGCGTAGGAGAGGGGCAAACGCCAACGCTTAACCCAGCCCTTAAAGCTGCCATCCTCGTTGTACACAGCTTTATCCATACGCTCCATAATTTTGTGAGATTGCACGTTGTACTGCTTAATGGCAGCAATTTGCACAGGGTTGTCGCAGCTCATAAGAGCCAGCGCACCACTCACATCACCAGCCTGCAAAAGCTCCTCAAACGACTGCTGGTAGCCAACAGCCGTTTTTAGCTTGCTTAAAAATAGGTCAAATACGCTCATATTGTTATTGGGTTATAAGTTTGTCTACAATATGCCTGCAAAGCTGCTTTTGCTCAAGCCACGTGGCAGCTCTTTGGGCGCAATTAAAAAGTAATCTATCGCATAGCAGAGTATATCCACAAACTCATCGTGGGTTTGTGAGGGGAAGCCTGCCACCTCCTCCATAAAATCTTCTGTCCACTCTCCATCTACCAGTACCACACGCCCACACTCAATTTTGGGGCTGCACGTGCTTAACCTCGTGCCCTTGCTATCCGTGGGGCTGGGCGTTTTGGTTACGTTCAAGTCCGTGCTTGCTCTCAACTGCTGCACCACGCTCACACCATTAGCCTTTGGCTCTATGCGCAGCGTGCTGGAACGTTTGTTAAAGCCCCACGTTGCGCAGTATTCGGGCAGAAATGCAATGAGGTCGGGAAAGGTTTTCCATACCTTTTTGGCATTGAGCACAAATAGCTGCTGCCCAATCTTGCAGGCAGCCAGTATGCCACTGGGGTCGTTCTCTCCCTTGCGGTGCTTCTCATCGTAGGCGGTATCAAGGAAGAAGTGCACAACAGCCCCACCACGCATAGCCTCAAACTGGGCACGGCTAATGTGTTGAAACCAGCTTTTTTGCACAATGTTGCCCTCTGCACTGGCAGGCGTTTGCTCGTACTGCCCTGCATAGCCCCTTGTGCCCAAATCAATGCGTGCCTCTGCCAGTACCTCTGCACTCAAGCGCACAGGGTCAAGCAGCCCATTTATGTAGCGTTCACGCAGCTCAATGGGTTGCACGTTTGCAGATAGCTCTGCTGGCAAGCAAATGTGCTTTATCTGCTCTGCCTTTTTCTTCAACAGGTAGCCTGTTACATCCTCCTCATGCAGGCGTTGCATAATGGTGATGGTTGGCGTATTGCGCTTATCCACTTTACGTGTTGAGAGCGTTTTGGTAAACTCTATAGCCTGTTGGCGCAATGGCTCACTATCTGCCTGCTTTGGGTTTTGGGGGTCATCGTTGAGTATAACATGGGCATGCTTACCAGTAACAGCAGAGCCAGTAGAGGTAACGTACCTCTCACCTCCAGCCGTGTTGCCATAGTAACCCTTACCCGATTTATCACGCCTCATTACCACCTCTGGGAACAAACGCCTGTATTTCTCGCTGGTTACAATATCCTTGCTCTTTTGTGCTTGGTCTATGCTCACATCCTGTGCATAGGAGCTGGAAATAACACGCAGGCTTGCGTCTTGCGTCCAGAGCCATGCAGGGAACATAATGGTGGCTATAGTACTCTTTGTAGTTCCAGGCGGTATGTTAATAATTAGGTCGTAGGGTTTGGGCAAACGGTGCACAATGTAGTAAGCCAGTTGCTCCAGCTCACCACACAAGTAGGGTATGTGCCAGTTAAACACAGGTGCTTCGGGTATAATAACGCCCCAAAAAGTTTCTACAAACCTGTAAAAACTCTTTCTGCACATGTGAGCTTGCACCTTATCCAGTAGCTCATCATTGAGTTCTATGTCATTGCCCTTTTGCGTCACGTTTTGCTGCAATACTGTAGAGGGTTTCCAGCTCTGCCTCTGTCAAATCCTCAACTTTAATGGTGGTGTTGTTTGTAGGTGGGTTAAGCGGTTGCCCATTCGCTCCAGTAACCTCTTTGCGGTCGGGTGCATAAAGCCCCAGCAGCTTTGCACGATACTCAAGCAGCTTGCGTATCTCTGTGAGGTAGCCAACATTGCCATAGTTGGTAATGTTTTCACGGCTTTGCACCTGCTTAATTTGGGCAGGGCGTTTGCTCTTGCCGTGCTCCTTGTTGGCGGTGCTCTGCTCTCCAGCCTCCTGTTGTACTCGCTCTTGCCGTGCTCGTACCAGCTCATAATCCTGCTTGCTCTTTTCCCATGCTTCGTAAAGCTCGGAAATGAGCATATCTACACGTGCAACCTCCATTTGTACCCACTCCTCGGTGTTTTGGTTGTTGTCCTCTCTCCATTGCTGGAGCAGCATTTTAAGGTCGCTGTGTATTGTGCCACTGCTCACCTTTTTAGGCAACTGGAGGCGTGCAGTAACAGCCTCTGCAATTTGCCTTACACTCTTACCCTGTAGGCGAAGCTCGGACACGATTTGCAGGCGTGCCTCTCTTATCTGCCTACGCTTTTGGGTAGAGCGTTTGTTAAACTCTTGACTATCCATTGTTGTGCTCTTGAGGGTTAAGGGTTGCGAGTAGTTGCAGGAACTGCTCATACTTAGAGCCATTGCAACTTGCCAGCTCAATGTACGTGCGCTGGTGTTCGGGGAAGGTATGCACTGCCAAATGGCTCTCTGCAAGTAGCCACAGGCAAGTGTAGCCTTGAGGCTGGAAATGGTGCTCTGTCACCTCCAGCACCTTAAAGCCACATTGCAGCAGCATGTGCTCAAAGGTTGCACGCAGCTCACTGGGGCTGGTCGTTGTTATCCATGCTGAATGTTGCCAAATCTTCGCTTGCATAATTTATTTCATTATAGTTTGTTGGTATCTCTTTGGGGTCTCCTTTGTAGAACACAAGCACATTTTGGTGGCACTTGCCAACCTTGCGGTTGCGCATATAGCGTTGCACTCGCTGGGGCAGTGTACCAATAGGCTCAACAATAATGCACTCGTTGTAGAGTGGGCAGCCATGAGCCTTAAACATGCGCTTTATATCGCCTACAAAGTCGTAGTAAAAGCCCTCTTTGTTGCGTATATCGCCCACAACCACCACAGCAAAGCGGTTATCCTTTAGGCACTCAATGGCACTGGCAAATGCGGTTTCCAGTATCTGCAAAAATGCCTCATAAGTGGGCTGGTTGCTTGCATCGTTTGGCTTGTCGCTGTACACCTCAAGGTCGTAGTAGGGGGGGCAGCTAAAAAGCAAATCCTGTGAGCCTTTAGCAATGTGCTTGCCCACGTTCTGCCCGTCATCGCAAATGTATTTAGCCTGCATACCCTCAACACGCTGGTTGTTGAGTGCAGCCTGCTCCTCTCGCAGCTCAATGCCTGTAAAGCTCATGCCCAGTGTGGCTGCCACGTAGCCAAACACCGTATCACCAGCAAAGCAGTCAAATGCGCTGCCACCCTCAATGCCAAACCAACGACATACAACCTCTGCCATTACAGGGTCAAGCAGGCTTACACCGTTGTTAATGGTAGCCATGCAGTTTGTTTCGCCATCTGCCAGTGTGCCCTCTCTGCTCTCGCCAAAATCAGCGATACGCTCTCGCCACACGGCTTTGCGCTCTCTCCAGTAGCCCTGTCGGGTGTCAAGTATGGTAAACGGTGGGGCAATAAACTTGTCTGCAAGGCTGCCATGCTGTGAGCTGTCAGCGTTGCCTCCAGCCTCACCCTCCTGTGCATCCTTGTCGGGTTGCCATACATCAAGACCCCACTCTGCAAGTTGGTTCTCATCCCACTCGTTCGCCAGCTTATCCCAATCCCAGTTACCAAAGCCAACGTTGTCCTTGATGATAAACTCCTGCTTCTCCTCCTCCGTGTAGCCCTCTGCATAGCTCACATACACCAGTGGGCGTGCCTGCCAGCCTTGCCAGTATGCCACAAGCTGCTGCTGCTCGTACTTGGTGAGTTTGTTGTACTTGCTCTGTGCCTCCAGCCTCTCCATGAGCTGCTGGAGCGTTGCATCCTTTACCCACAACAGGGCTTTGGTGCGCATGTTACCACCCAGCACAATGCCTTTCTCATCAAGCACTATGGGGCGTTGCTTTAGCATCTTGGGAAAGACCAGCACGCTCTCCACAAGTTGCTCAAACTTGCTGTCCTCGCAGCCACGTGGGTTGTCCTTGTTTAGGATAACCTCCGTGATGGGTATTTGGGTTGTTTCGGTTCGTTTGTTGCTCATTGTTTTACACATTTGCGTTTTAATGAGCAAAGAAAACACAAAAAGCGCACATATTATGTACGCTTTTTGTCCAATTTTTGAAAGCTGTTGTTATTTTACACAAAAAGCAGCCTTGCACACTTGCATAAATGCCTCAAGGCTTCTGCAAACGTGGTACTCATGCCCCAGCTTGGTTACTTTGTGCTCAAACTCCTTTTGGCTCTCTGCTTGCACGCCCTTTGGCGTTTTCATCTCAACAAACAGCACCTTGCCATAGCCAACCAGCACAAGGTCTGCCACTCCTGCCAGTGCGCCCTCCTCTTTGAGAGCCACGGCTGCTGGGCTGTAGGTGATGGCAGCTCCGTTGCGCATTACAGTGCGCTTGGGGCGTTTGCTACCATTAGGCACAGCAAAGCAAATGAGGTGAGGGTACTGGTAACGAAACCATGTAACGCAGGCTGTTTGGATATTATGCTCCTCGTTACTTCTCATGGCTAAAATGGCAATTCCTCATTTCCTGCCATAGGTGCAGGTGCTGCATAGCCTCCATAGCTTGCGCCTGTTGGCATTTGTTGTGCTTGCTGGTAGTTTGGCTGTTCGCCATACCCTTGTTGCGGTGTCGGGGCTGTATCGCCCTGCTGTGAGGAATTGTCACGCTTGCTGCCTGTTGAGAGTAGCACAATGCGCTCACAAACCACCTCTGTAACGTAGCGTTTTTGGTGCGTGTTTTTGTCCTCGTATGTCCTGTAGCATACTTTACCCTCAACATACACCTGTTGCCCCTTAGAGAGGAAACGTTCTGCAATGCTTGCGCAGCCACCCCATGCAACTATGTTGTGCCACTCGGTGCGCTCTGCAACCTGCTTGCCTTGTTGTGTTGTGTAAGCTGGCTCGGTGGTAGCCAGTGTGAACGTAGCAACCTTGTTGCCATTGTCCAGTGTTTTGACATCGGGCTGTTTGCCCAAATTGCCAATTAGCTCAATTCTGTTTAAGCTGCCCATTGTTGTTTTAGTTTTTTGCTGTTTATCAGTATTATTACTGTTATTAATATTATATATATTTATAATAGCCCCTATTAGTAGTATAACTACCTACAGTAATAGGGGCTGGGTTTGGTGGTTTTTGCGCTCAAAAAGTGAGGCGTTTGTACACCTCATGCGTAATGTAAATATCGTACATTGCATCGTGCAGCTTGCTCTCATCAAGTTCTATGCCCATTTGCTCTGCAACGGTGTGCAGCTTGAAATCCTGCATCTCTGGGCGTTGCTCCATGAGGGCTTGAGCAGCCAGCACCATTACATCAATGGCACTGCTCCAAAACCAGCTACCAAAGTAGTTGTCACCGTTCTGCACAAACCATGCACGCAGGAACTGGTTGTCAAACGGTGCGTTGTTGTAGCCACAAAGGAAAAACTTATCCTTGCGGTCAAACTTATCCACATACTTTGCCAGCATGGTTGTAAACTGCTGCCATACGCCCCACATGGGAGGGTATGCCATTATTTGCTCTTTGGTAACGCCTGCAACCTCCAGAGCCTCCTGTTCAATGTCGGCTTTGGGGTTCGGCTGCACGTGGTAGTTAAACTCTTCCTTGACCTCGCCATCTATTACCACCAGCCCACTTAACTGGTGTATGCCATTGCGCCAAAACTTTGTGCCAGTGGTCTCAAGGTCGTAAAAAATCTGTTTCATGCGTTAATGCGTGTTGTTGAGTTATTAATACTTACTAATGATTACCAGCTCGCCACCAATTTGCTCTGCTTTAGCAAAGAGCTTTGCACAGCGTTTTGGCGTGGAGCGGTAACGTGTTGCATTGAGGTTAAAGAGCGTGCAAACGCCCCTGTTATCGGTTTTTGCTGCAAAGAAGAACGGACACCAACCGCAACTGGGAGGCACGCCTGTAAACTCCTTGCCACTTATGCTAAATGTTGCCATACTCTGTTACTCGTTTATGCTCTTTAAGCCAGTTAGCTCAATATCGCCAGCCATAGAGCTATACAGGCGGTTTATACAGCGCACCAGTGCTGGATCATCTACTGGCATTTTGCAATTACCAGCAAACTCCTCCAGTAGAGTGCGCAGCCTAAATACGTGCGTGGGCATTATGCTCCTGTTGCTATAGCCAACAGCCTCATTAATGGTGCGGTCGCAATCTGCTACATATAGCTGTAGTGCTCTCAATACTGCCAAAGCCTCATACGTGCCCAGCAGCATATACATGTAGTCTGCATCCACTTTGCCATATTTGGCTGTTATATGCTCTCGCATCTGCCTGCAAAACTCGTTAAGCGTTGGAGTGTTTGCATCAATAAACACCTCTCTGTGTTCCACCTCAAGGGCTTGGTGCGCTGCATCAATGTACTTTGAGCGGTAACGGTTGTACTCCGTGCGCAGCTCCCTTACAGCCCTTGAGAGCTTTTTGGTCTCCTGTATCTTGAGCGTGGCACAAATGTTGAGCACCGTATCGGCAAAATCCCATACCACTTCTGCAAGCACATAGGGTATGTATGCCACACGGAACAGGGTCGGCTCGTCAAGGGCTTCTGATATGCTTTGTTGCGTTACGTTGCTCATGGCTTGTCTTCCTCCGCTTCACTCTCGCACTCCATAAGGTCAACACAATCGGGGCAGTAGAGCTTGCGCCCTATCCACTGCCAGCCACTGTCTATAGCCTCCAGTTCTGCACCCTCTTGGCTATCCCATGCCACAATCTCCTCACCAACGCCTCTACGCTGGCAGCGGTCGCATACGGCTTGGTACATTTTCACTTTTTCAATCATGGCTGTTACTCCTCCGTTTCAGCGTTAAGGCTCGGTATAGCCAACCAGTGCAGCACCTCCAGCCCCTCAAAGCCTTTGGGGTTTCCAACGCTGATGTCGGTGCGCTCTACCCAGCGTTTACCATCCCAGCAACCTTGCCATGTGTAATGACACGTGCCACTTATGCACAGGTGCAGCAGCACCCACTGGTCTTGAGGCGGTTTTTGCTCTTTTGCATCCACCCATTGCCATGCTGGGTGCTCATCTGCCCACGTTGCGCCCTCAATAAAGGCTTGGCTTATGGCTGGGCGTGCTGGGCTGCCTCCTGCCACGGCATAGCCATAGCTGGTGGCTGCATCGTACTTTTGCCACTCTCGCTTGCGTTCGCTTTCGATTTGTTTCTCGTTGTCGTTCATTGTAGTAATACTTATTGCTATTAGTAATTAAATATATTTATATACATACCACCTGTAGTTATACTTACCTCGGTAATAGGGGGCAGTGTGAGCTGCCCACGCTACTCAATACAAGCGTGCTAATGGTAGCCTTTGCGAACACAAAATGAGCGCACCCTGTGCCAATACGCCTGTTGCTTGTGAGGCTTGCGTGCTGCTGGGTTAATACGTGGCTTGTAGTACCAGCCTGTTCTCACTCCGATACGCCAAAACTCACAGCCACGGCTGTTTGTGGTGTACCTTTTGCACTGGGTTAACTCCAGCTCCAGAGCCTTTATTAGCTCCTGCATAGAGCGTGGGTCGGTTATCGTAAACGTTGCGCTTGCCTCATTGTGTGGCTGGCTGCTGGTTACTTCCTCGTACTCCTCATACTCCATTACCTGTTGTGAGGAGCTGGTGTCCGTAACTTCTCTTATCTCGGTTGGCTTGCCTTGCTCATCCGTGGCTACAACCACAAACACACGCTTTACCCATGTGCCTTGCTTTGTGTTATCGCTTACCATAGCTTTTGCCCTCGGTTTTATAGTATGCCAACCTTACTACATCATACGTTTGCCCCAGCACTGCAAAAATGTGGGTCGTGCCTGCCTCCATGCCAGCCACCTTTATGCAAGGGTGCGAAACACCCGCGATTTCGTGCCTGTCGTTTGCAGCATTGCTTTGAAAGTGCTTCGATAGGCACTTTATTAGCTCAAGGTAAAAAGGCTCTCCAAACGCCTCTTTTAGCTTGTCTCTGTTCCTTAGTGCGTACCTCATTGGTTCTGCCTCCTCTGTTATCGGTCGGGCATTTATCACTTGCAGCTCATACATGCTGCCAGTGGTAGGCTCATACATAAGCCTGCTTGCCTTTGCCCTGCCACTGTAATACTTGCCATTCATCGTGCGCACCACTCAAGCAGTTTTACCACTCCAAACAAAATGCCATTGCCTGTGAGTATGCCCAGCAGATCTGCCAGCAAATCCCACCAGCACCAGTGGTTGCCATAGGCTCTGCTATCGCCAAACTCCTTGCCCAGCGCAAGCCCCAGCGTAAAAGCTGTTGCCACAATACCACCCCACATGGGGCTTTTACTTACCAGCATTACAGCCACGGCTGTAATAAACGTAACTGCTGTACACAATACGTAGTGCTCCAGCTTATCCTGTTCTATTGTCATAGCGTTAAAATTTTTTCTTTTTTCGTTGATAGTAACGGTTCTTTGTATAGTGCTTTTTGCGCCTCTCAACCCACTCTAAATTCTCCACACTCAAATGCTCGTAATTGCCATCTTTCACGTTAGGTTTGTAACCTATGGGCTGGGGGCAAACAAATGCCTCAAGCACCAGCGTGGCAACGACACAGAGCTTGTACTCCCTGCCTATGTGCAGGGTTACACGCCTCATGCCAAAACCAGCGACAAAGCGCAGGCATTGCTTAAAGCCAATTTTGCGCACTCTGCCCTTATTGCTCACCTCGTAGCCAACATAATTTGCCACTGGTTTCCACGTTTCAGTTTCCATTGCGGTGTGAGTTTTAAGGTTGTACTTAGTAGCGCATATCGGTAAAGTGTAAGATTACGCCATCAAACGTGTTGCTATTGGCGAAAAACCAGCTTAACCAGTCCTCATACTCCAGCCCATCGTTTTTGGCTAACTCATCGGCTACATTTGCCATTCTCGTGCCATCCACCCATACTTGAGGCAGGCTATCCGTTGTTCCATAACTTGCCTCAATGCGTTGCACTCCCAGCTTTTGCAGGCGTGCCACCTCTACCTGCTGTGAGTGGTATGGCTTGCCTGCCCATACTCGCAGGCTCAACTCCATTTGCCCAGCATTGATTTTGGCTGCTCGTTGCGCCCATAGCTCATAGTTGGTGCGTATTGTGTGGAGCTTTACACCATCCTTTAGGTGCTCCACAAAACCTGTTGGCTGCCCCTGTTTGGGGTGTCCTTTGGGGAAGTGCTGGCTCAATGTCAGCACTGCAATTTTTGTCTTTTTTGCCATCTGCTTTATGTATTAAGTAGTTCAATATATGTACGTTTTGTGGCTTTAATAAGCCTTACCATGCTTGTAGGGTCTCGTGGCATTGTACTGCATCTTGTGCTCAATGTGCCATGCCAAATCACAGCCCATAGCCTGTGCCAACTTTTGCAACATGCGCATAGCGTAAATTACTCTCGTGCGCTGGCAAATAGCTATGCGCATAGAGAGCATACACACTATATCCCACACGTTCTCTGTAAACTGCTCCTCACTGGTGCGCACCTCCCAGCGTATCGGTCGCTCAATACGGCTATTTATGTCGTACTCATGAGCACCTGCCAAATCCAGCAGGCGTATAAACGCATCTGCCAGCTCATCCTCCACGGTGTCCTTGATGAAATCGTTAAACCAGTAGGCATACTCATGGGGCTGTAGGCTTACGGCAAACTCAAAAGCCCCTATGGTGGTTTCGCGCATCTTCTTGCCATGTCGGTGAGCCTCCACTGCCTCCATTAGCTCTGCAACTACAAGGCACAGGAAATGCTCATCGCTGGTGTGCTCCTGCCAAAAGCCATGCTTCAAGGCGTTTTCATGCACCTCTTGCGCCAGTTTGTTGTAATCGGTTATTTCCATAACATCTATTTTGGTCGTTAATACTATTGAAAATGCTGTTTATTTTGCGTCTGTCGCATTTCGCTGCTCAAAATGGTAACTTGTACCACCCACACCGAAAGAGTGCGACAAAACGGCTCTATTTGGCTTATACGTTGCTTTAGCGTCTGCTCTTACCCTCTACAGGGATTATGTTATACGTTTTGAAGCGGTCAAGCAAACGCCCAAAGCCATCTTTGTACTCCTCCTGTAGCTGCTTTGTTGTGAGGTTGGTGGTAACGTGGGCAAATTTGTGCCATTGCACCCAAATCTCATTGCGTGCATGCAGGAATTGGTTTGTAAGCAGCTTGGTGTCCATGCCATAAAACGTTACGCTATCCACGCCTATGTCGTTAAGGCAAATGTTTACAGGGGTACACATAAAGCCCTTGTTCGCCTCCTCGTTGTACGTGTAGCGGTCAAGGTTGTTGTGCAACGTGTAGTAGTTCACCATTTGCGTTACACTCAAGTTGTAAAACTGGTTGGGGTGCTCTATGTAGCGCAGGTACTGGCTGAAGATTTGCATGAGCAGCGTTTTGCCTGTGCCTACCTCGCCACGCAACATGAGGTGCTTGTGCAGCTTGTATCCACGGTCGGGGAAAACCTCCTCTGCCAGTTCGCAGTTGTTGAAGTAGTAGAGCAGGAAGCGCAGCAGCTTGCGATTGTTATCATCCACCACAAACCTCCTGTTTTGGTGAGCCAGCACAATGTTGTCGGCTATATGCACCAGTAGGCGTGCGTGCAGTGCAAATACTTTTGCATCCTCAAGGTTTGTGGCTGCCTGTGCCTCCTTGCGCATTTGCTTATCGCATAATGCCAGTGCTTTGTCAACCTGCATAATGTTTTGGAGCATTAGCTTGTCTGCCTCCGTTCTGTTGGCATTGGCAGCCATAATGCGCTGGTGCTCTGCATTCATGTACTGCTTTAGCTCTGCCTCCTCTCGCTGTTTACGCAGCTTCTCTGCCTCTCGTACAGAGCGCACGCACTCTGCAACGGCATTTTGTATAGGGCTTATATCGCTCATAATGTGATTTTTAATGGTTTTACTAATGGTTCTGTTAGTTCTCAATGCACTGTGCTTGGAGCTTATGGCTTATACATCGCAGCCTCCAAAGCCTCCATCCCATGCGTAATCCTCGCTGCTGGGTTTCGCCTCCTTTGGCTCTTGCGCCTCCTCCTGTTGCACTGTTATGGGGTATTCAACCGTCCAGCGTTTTTGGTTAAGCCATGTTTGCAGCATGGCATACTGGGGCACAAAGCCACCAGCCCTTGCAGCCTCCTGCTCTCTCCATGCCTCCATGCGTTGCAGGGCTGGCATGAGCAAAGGTATTATCTTGCGCCAATCGGTCGGGTTTTTCTTCTTTAGGTTTTCCAGCTCCACGGTTAAGCCACGTTTGCTGCCACGGTATGCTTTGCGGAACTCCTCAAACATTTCCTCAAGCTGGGCAGTGGTGTACTCCTTTGGCTTGCTCTCCGTGGCAGGTGCATCGGCTGCCTCTGGAGCTTGTGTCGGTTCGCTCGGTTCGTTTTTCTCTTTTTGCTCTTTTTTTATTTTATTTTTTTCTCTTTTTTCTTGAGTATTATTATTTATATTATTTATTAACTCTATATCTTCTTTAGATAATATATTAAATATATAATTATATATATATTCTTGAATGTTGCCCTTTTGCTTGCCCTTTGTTTGCCCCAGCAGCTCTATGAGTTGCGCCAAATCCTCTGATTTTAAGGCAATTGTGTTTGCCCTTTGTTTGCCCAAAATTGCGGATTTTGTTTGCCCCTCGTTTGCCCTTTGTTTGCCCCTCAAAGGTGCATCAAGCTGTTCAACACTCTCACAATCAGCAAGTTCTGTTTGCCCTTTGTTTGCCCCTTGATTTTCCAAAAATTGGTACTCATTGTAGCGATTTATTGAGATTACAGAGTATTTTGTGTGGGTCTCCACTTGCAGCTCTCCACTCTGCTCAAGTTGCTCAAGTCGGTTACGAACCTGCTTTACGGTTAAGCCTGTGTTTTGGCTCAAGGCTGCCACACTCGTTACAAGCTGCCCAGCCTTAAACTCCATGCCACGCCAACGCCAGCCCTCATCGCTATTAGCCATGAGCAGCAAATGCACAAAGAGTGCAACCGTTAGTGGGTCGCTTGCCCACTCCCAGTCTACCATTTGCCTGTGTAGCTTTATCCAGCCTTTATTTGCCATTGTGCTATTTTTGGTTGATAAATGCCCTCTGTCGCATTTTAGGCGCAACAGAGGTACATTTTATTGATTGGTTACTTTTGAGGCTCTGTCGCGCTTTTATCGGGCGTTGTCGTGCCTGTTATCACATCTACCAGTGCAGTCTCCTTTATGCAGAGGGCGTTGTAGTCTGCCATTGTGCCACGCATAGCCTCATCAAAGGCTTTTACAGCTCCGTGCAGATCATCTGCTGCAACCAGCATACGGCTGGCTGTTTTCTTCTCCATTGCCGTGCGCTCATCCAGTGTTACAAACTCAACTTTGCACTCGTACCAGTGTTCTGCCTCTGCTGGTACTACCTCTGCATAGTTTACACGCTTAATGCCTGCAACGCTCCACTCTCCACTCATGTAGGGTGCAAGCTCCTCTGTTATGCGTGCCTCTGCCTCTGTAAATGAGAGTGCATCTACAAGGTAAGCCTCCGTTACCTTTTTGGTTGCGCCATTCTCCATTGTTTTTTCATAGCGCACCTTGCATTCAAACCATGTTGCCATTGTGTTAGTCCTCCTGTTTTACTTTAATGCCATAGCAGGCGAAAATAAGGTCTTCAAATTGTTTTGCCACATACAGGGCTTTCTCCTCGCTGTTGAGCACAAGGGGGAAACCATAATACGCAACCGTATACGCACCGCGATCACTCGCAATCGCACAGCGGACACCCGCATACTCCGAATGATGCGCATAAGCAGCACCGAGGAGCTTAATACCTTTGCGCTTGCGCTCCTGTTCGCCCATCTCCTTCAACTCCTGCTTGGAGTAAAAAAAGTATGCAGGAAACCACGTTGTGCCATCCTCATCATACGGCTGCCCATTATTGAGAGCCTTGCAAATTACAATGAGCTTGTACACTGCATCGGCTTGCGCCTGTGCCTCTCGGTCTCCATCGGGGTCACCAGTAAGCAAGTGCTCTCTCATGCCTAAATGGTGGCATGCATCAGCGTAGGTTTTGATACTGCGGAAGTCAAAGGCAAAAGCCTCTGCACCGAACATTTCGCGCAGCACCTCTTGCGTGTCTGCGCTGGCAGCATTGTAGTATTGCAATGCCTTATCTTTACTTATTGTTAGCTTTCCCATTTTTAACGGTTTTACTATTTTTGAGTTGTGCCTGTGCCAACTGCAACAGGCGTATTTTATTAGCCAATCGTAGGCTGTGAGAGTGCAGGTTTTGCAGCTCCTCAATACGTTGTGCCAGTACCTCCTCCAGCAGCAATGCGTTCTGCTCTGTAACATGCCTCATAGTGGTTGTTGGTTAATGTTTACCACCATGCCAGCCTTTGCAGCATACACACGCTTGCCAGTAGCAGCCACACAACGCTCTACAAACTGTGCCTCATCGCTATTGCCATCGCTCAAGTGTACCAGTATTATGTTGCGCACGCCCTGTAATGGGTTACGCCTCAAAAATGCTATTGTGTTGCCTATCTCCATGTGGCTTGTGAGCAACCTGTTGCGTAATACACTGGGCACTCTCCCTGCTGCAATATTCTCCTCTAAACGCTCATCGCTGTAGTTAGCCTCAATGAGGTAGTGGTTAACGCCATTAAATGAGTGCTGGCAGGCGTAGGTATCGGTGAAAAACACCAGCTTGCCACACTCCTCATGGCATACCACATAGCCACAACAGGGCACATCGTGCTTGAGCATAAAGGGGTACACGGTAAAGCCTCCAGCCCTGTAGCCTTTGCCCTGCTCAACAGCCATGCAGTTACGCTGTATGCCTTTAGCCTCCAATGTGGCTTGGAGAGCCAGCACCTTAATGCCAGCGTTGGCATACTCCAGAGCGTAACCAGCATGGTCGTTGTGGGCATGGGAGATTATGCAGCCTGCAACCTTTGGCAGGTTGTAGCCTATGGCACGCTTTACCTCTATGAGCTTAATGCCTGCCTCTATTACAAGGCTCTCCTGTGTGCCATCAAGCACGTAGGCATTGCCCTTTGAGCTGCTTCCAATAACCTTGAGCTGCATAATCCGTTACATTAGAGTGGGCAGGGTGTGCCACTGGGCTTTACTTGAGGCTTCTTCGGCTGTTCACGGTGCGCTGCTGGCTGGGCGTTAAGCACCTCACCAGTTGCCGTATCAACTACCTCGCTGGCTAACTCGGTTACATCCTCCACGGCTGCATCAACAATTTGCTGCTGGGGTTGCTGTGTTGGCACTTGTGCAGCGTTGCGCTCTGCCATAGCCTCATCGGGGCGTGCCTCCGTGTCCTCATCCTCTGCGCTACCCAGAGCAATTTTGCAGGCACGGCTAATTACGGTTTTTTTGCACATTTGGTCGGTAAACTTAGTGTGTGCTCCACTTGTGCCTTTGGCTGCACCCTGCTGCCATGAGTTGCGGATTTGCGCCATTGTCATTACCTCAAGGAAGCGTGTGCCATTCTTGCGTATTACAACAGCATACGCACCAACAATCTTGTTGATGTCAATGTTGGCAAGGTTGGTCTCGTGGCTGGTAAGCTGGTACTCGCCATTCTCATCCACGGTGTACACAAACTTGTCACCCTCGTAGATTACCTGTGCATTAACCTCTGCAACCTCCGTGTCACGCTTTGCTCGCATGAGTTTGCCACGGTAATCCTCCCAAAATGAGAGCTGGTTGCCTGTTACGATAAAGTAGCACTGCTTTTTGGCTACGCTCAAGCCCTTGATTATCATTTCAAGGAAGCAGTTGCAAATGCTCTCCTTTGTGCACACATCAACTGCTGGGCGGTTGTTGCGGTCGGTTACGGTTTGCAGGTAGAGCCATGCAAGTTTCACAGCGTTGCCTGCGTGGTAGTTGGCTGGCAGTACCAGCTCACCTGTCTCTGTCATGGTGTTTACACGCTCAAGCACCATGTCGGCTGTTTCCTCTTGGAAACGTTTCAAAGCTACTGCGCTTTGTGAGGTTGCAACTGTTGTAGGTGCAGCCTGTTGTTGGGTCTGTTGTTCCATTTTCTTTTGCTTTATGGGTTACTTAATAATTTGAATTGTCTTATCACGGCTTACAATGAGCTGTATGCACTGGCTCAACATAGGCAGGGGGTTGTTTATGCTCTCCACGCCATCAATAAAGCAGGGCACGTACATGTTGTTGTATCGGCAAATGGCATTTATTATGTCTATGCCAGCGTTAACCTTGTCTGCTGTATTGAGGTCGCTGTATGGCACGCCACCAATGCAGCACTCACAAATGGGAGTAACAGAGCCATTGAGCTTGCGGTCAAACATGGTAAACGATACCACCTCAAAGAGCTTGTTTACACGCTCCTCAAGGGCGTTAATGTTGGCAAGCTGGAACTCTTTGGCTGCATCCTCTTTGCCCTCGTACTGGGAGAGCTGGGCGTTTAGCGTTTGCTCCTGCTTTTGCAGCTCCTCAATGCGCTTTTGTTTGTTGGCTATGGTGGTGCGTACAGCCAGCTTAACCAGCAGCGCATCACGCACAGCCTGCATTTGTGCCTTATCCTCTTTGAGGTTGGCAATAGAGGTACTGGTGCTGCTCTCCAGCTCTGTTACTGGCTGCTCCAGTTGCTCTGTGAGCTGCTGCACCTGTTTGTTAAGTTCGGCTATTTGTGCATCGCCATTAATGCGCTGCTCAACACTTATTACAGCTATGGCTTGTGCTGCCTCCAGTTCCATGCGCTTGCTGGCTACCTCTGCCTTGTACTGCTCAATTTTTTCTTTAGAGCTGTCAGCACTCTTGCCGTGCATGGCTTTGCGTGCCTTTATCTCCTCTGCCTCCTGCTCAAGGCGTTCTATGCGCTTTGCATGAGCCTTGTTAAATGCAGCCTCCATTTCGGCTATCTCGTGGGCTTGGTCTTCCTGCTCCAGCTCCCTATGGCAGGTGGGGCATACCAAACGGCTGCTGTCAATTACAAACTCCTCGCAATCGGTTGCTGCCCAGCGTTGGCGGAAGTCCTCAATATCTTGCTCTACTTGCTCAAGCCCCTGTTGTGCGTATTGCACATTGTGTTGCTCAAGCTCTGTTTTGTGCTCCAGTGAGGCAATGGCAGCCTGTATATCTCCAACTTTGCGCTGGCAGGCATAAGCCTCATTGCGGTACTCGGTTCTATGTTGCTCCTGTAGCTCCTGCGCTTTTGCCTTGAGCTGGTTAATGCTATTGCGCACGCTCCTGCGTTTTGCCTGCTCCTCATCAACCACTTTGCTCTTATCGGCAAGCTGCTCATCTATGCGCTCAATGGCTTGCTCTCTGGCTTTTATATCGCCCTCTATGCGCTGCCAATCCGTGTCCTGCTCATTGAGCTTCGCAAGGTCGTTTGTTTGCTCCTCAATGCGCACTGGTATTTTCTCCAGCTCCTCCTTTACTTGAGCAATGAGGTAGCCAATGTGTTTAAGGTAGTCCTCAAGGCTGCTGTTGCTCATCTCCTTTAGCAGCTCAACAAATGTTTCATTGCCTTGTGCCACCTCCTCCATGCTGGGCACTTGCACCATTTTGGAGAGCAGCGCACGCTGTTCGTTTGCCTTGAGGCGTGGGAAGTAGTTCGGGTTGGTGATGCACAGGAAGAGGCTCTTATGGCACAGGCTCTCAATGTAAGCGTTGTAATCGCTCTCTGTGTACTTCTGCCCATTTACGTAGTAGGCTGTAGGCAGTGAAAGTGTGCGCTCCTCGCTGTTCCTTACCTTTGTGTATTTCTCCATGAGGCAGCGTTTCAGCTCTACCTGTGAGCCATCCACATCCAGCCATACTGTTACCTCATGTGGCAGGTTGGGTATTACCTGCTTTTCTGCATTGCGAGTGCGCACGCCAAATTGTTTGCTGCCCTCGCTGTTCTCTCCAAACAAGCACCAGCGGAATGCATCGGCAATGGTGGTCTTGCCTGTTTTGTTTGCTCCCAGCACCTGTGTCAGTGTGGGGCTAAATTCGATTGTACGCTCACCCAGCACACCCTTAAAGTTGAGCATTGTGAGCTTGATTAATTTGATAACCATATATAAAATTTTTGAGGGTTAATTTATAGGTTCGTACCTCTGAAAATATTCTCTTTAAGAGCCTCCTCTACAGCCAAAGCCTCCAGCAGCTCTGCCTTGCTGTATATGAGTGGGCTGTTAAGGCTTTTGCCTCTCCTGCGTGGGTGCAGGCTGCCATCCTCAACTTTGCGCTTTAGCCATGCCTCACCGTGTTCGGCTTGCCCTCCATACTCCGTGTCACGCTTGCGCAAAAATGCGTAGGCTTGCCGTTGTGTGAGTTTGTCGCTTTGAGGCTCAAGCTGCTTTATGGCTTTTGCCACACCGCAAGCCACCACGCTTTGCATAAAGTTGCGCACCTTGTAAAGCTCATTCTCCATCGCTCTGCTCCTCCTCCTTTTTGTTTTTGTCCTCCAGTGGGGTGTGCATCATGTGGCTCTGATACAGCAGCGCAATGCCTGCAATTATCAGCCCCAGCGCATTAATGCAGAGTGTGCTGGTTGCATACTCAAATGGCATGCCCTCGCCATATCCTACCAGTAAAATGCCTACAAAGAGTATGGCAAAGGTTTTGGCATGCTCCTTACCTGTTAGCTCTCGCTCAAATTTCTTGTTAGCCATGTTGTCAAAAGAGTTTGTTATGGTTTGCATATCGGATGAATTCACTCATATTGTGCAGCCCCAGCTTTCTAAAGGCTGTTTTGCGGTGGTTGGCAACTGTGTTAATGCTTATGTAGAGTTCATCGGCAATCTCGCCATCGTTCTTGCCCTCGTAGCACATACGCATTACCTCAAGTTGGCGGTCGCTTAGTTTGCTGTCAAATACAGGCTGGCACAAAATGTGGTCGTGCTTGCACTCACCACGCAAGGGGCAGCTCACAAACTCAAAGTTGAAGTTCCACCATGCGTCAATGTCTATGGTGTTGTCATACACACCAAAATTGCACTTAATAAACCTGCGTACAGCAAGGAAATCACGGTAACTTTTGTTACGCTCACTGCCTTTGTAAATCTCCATCAGAGCTTTATAGGCAGCAGGGTAGTACTCCATGAGCACGCCCAAAAAGGCTTGTATGAAGTCGGTGTCGCTCTCTTTCAGTTGGCGTTCTGCCTCACCTTGAGCCTTGAGCGTCACCTCACCCTCTGGAGTGGTGTAAAATTCTATTGCTCGCATTCTGCTTTCGGGGGGAAAAGGGTTTCTACTGGCATATTCATATACTCTGCAATGGCTTTTTGAGCCAGCGCATTTGGGCGTTGCGTACCATTAATCCACATACGCACCGTCTGTTGGTGCACACAGCAGAGTTCTGCTATGGCTTCCACAAAAGCCTGTTTGGGGGCTTTTGGCACTGGTGGCAGTTGGCGGTAGAACTCGCCAAACTGTAGGTTGGCATAGTCCTCTGCGGTCATTTCTGCAATTTTTGGCTGTAAAATGTTTGCTAATACTTCCATTTTTGTCTATTTTTGCATCATTAATACGTTTTAGTGATGCAAATATACAACTATTTTAGTCGTATATGCAAATAAATCTACGACTTTTTTAGATGTATTTTTGCGCCAAAATTTTAATCCGTTATGACACAAATAGATAGCGTTCCAAAAAAATTAAAAGAATTTTTTAAGGAAAAAGGTATCACACAGGTACAGGCAGCAGAACTGCTTGGTACTACGCAACAGGTGGTGCAAAAACTGCTCAAGGACAGACCATTTGGCAAGCGCACAGCAGAGAAATGGCAGCAGGCGTTTGGGCTTAACCCAGCATGGCTGCTTACTGGGCGTGGTGAAATGTTTTTGGAGGGAGAGCAAAAAGAGGTGGCTACGACTAAAATTGCTGTAGAGGAGAGCAGCAACATGGTGGCTACAGAGGTGTTGCGCCTCATCTCCTCTGGTGAGCTTTACCCAGCCTCCGTGGTTAAAGCCAAAGATGATATAATAGAGAGTAAGGAAAAAGAGATACAACGCCTTAATAGAGAGCTTGGAGCACTGCGCAATGAGCTTGAGCAGAAGCAAAAAAACATTGCAGCATCTCCCATTGGGGCAAATATGGTGGCTCAACTAAAATAGTAATGGTAGTATGGATTATATGGAAGCGTTTGCGCTCGTAAAGAGTATGCTGCTTGCCAGCCTCAAAGGTGAGCCTGTTAGTGCAGCCAGCCTTAACAGGGCTGTGTTGAGCACAGAGATTGCCATTGATAATGCGATGGTGCAGGGCACGCCTGTTGGTGAGCTTGAGAGCCTAAAGAGTGAGTTATTAGATATACGTAAAGCAGTGTGGTATGCCAACAGATAAGAGTAAAGCCATTAATAATGGCATTAAGCAGCGTTTTTATGAGGCTATAAATATGCTTATAGAGAGCAAAGCCTTGAGAGGTAGGCAAACCTATTGCAGGTTGTACGACATAGGCAAAAGGCACTTTTATGCACAGGAAAAGGACTTAAATATGGCACTGCTAAAACTATACTGGGTCGTGCCATTGGTAGAGCATTATAATATAAATGCAGAGTGGTTGCTTACTGGCAGGGGCGGTATGTTCAAGCCAGCACCCAAAGAGCGTAAAGAGAGGGCTGGCAGGTATAAGAACCCACCAGCCCAAAGCAATGAGGAGCAGCCAGAGTAATCCAGTACGTGCTTAATCCACTGGAGCGGTAAAGCCTACCAGCTCCAGCACTCGCTTGTTAGCCTCATCCTGCTGGCTGTAATCCCTATCTATATATATGTCGGTGATGCGCATTTGCTCATCCACATGGTTCAACGCCTCATGTATGGTGGCTTTGTCTATCTCTGCCTTGTTCCTTGCCAGCGTTGCCCACGTGTGCCTTGCAGCGTAAAACTCCAAATCCTCTACCTCTATGCCCTCCATTTTGCCAATGAGCTTTAGCCCTCGGTTAATGTAGCAGTTAAAGCCTTGTGCAGTGCTGTAACGTTGGTAGAAGTCAAAAACACGTTTGCCTGTGCGGTCTCGGTATTTCTCCACCAATGGCATTACGCACGGCTCAATTTTTATGCTTATTGTGGCATGATCTGCACGCCTGTTTGTGGTTTTGGTGCGCTGGTATGTTATGCGGTCACCCTCAATGCTGGTGCAGTTATACATATCCACGCTGTTCATGCCTATTAGCCCAAATGAGAGCAAAAACATATCACGTGCCAGCTCCTGCCTTGAGGTTGCGTACTTTTTGCAGTTCGGGTAATCTACCCTGCGTGGCACTCGCATTATTGCCTGTAGCTGCTCAATGGTTATAGAGCGTTTGCGTGTGAGTGGTTGCCGTGGTACGTGGAAACGCTTAAAGGGGCTTAGAGGTATGCGTATAATGCCTGCATCCTCATCGTTGTACGCTGCCTTTGCCTTGTTGTGCAATATGCGTATGTTGCCCAAATACAGGGAGGGTGCACGGTCTCTTTTTTCTCGGTTCGGGCGTGCTGGTTGCTCTCTTACCCAGTTGCAGAAATCAGTGAGCAGCTTAACCGTTACCTCATGTATTGAGAGCGTGTCGCGCTTGAGGTAGCGCACCAGTGCATTTATGGCTGTTTCGTAGCTCCTTGCCGTGCCTACTCTGCCAGCAGCCATTGTGTCTGCCACCACCTGCCTGCCAAAGGCTATAAAATCCAGCTCAAACACGCCATTGTTTTTGTTGTAGTTTTGCATATACTCCACAATCTGCTCAACGCTCATTGCGTTGGATCTCTCAATGGGCAGCGTGCCCACAATTTTTTGGTAGGCGTTAATGGTGTGCTTGAGCGTGTCAAGTATTTGGGCATTCTTAATTTTTAGCCCACGTGTTAAATCCTCCTTTGTTACAAATATGGAGGTGGGCAGGTGCTTACGCTTGCGGTTGTGCGTAACCCTAATTTTGACGTTATATGTGCCATCCTCCTTGCGGTGGTGGGCATATACAACTGCCTTAAATGTTGTACTCATGTTGCTGTTTTCTTGCAGGTTATACATAAATTTGCAGCCATTTGTGGCTCAACGCTTTTTTAGTCGTAGCGCATTTTGAGCCACATTTGAACCACATTTCACCGCAAATTTCGTAATTAAGCCCTAAAAGTGCAGCAACAAAAAGAGCCAACTTTTGAAAGTTAGCTCTAAATTGTATTCCTGTAGGGAATCGAACCCTAATCGGTTGAATCGGAATCAACTATTCTATCCATTGAACTACAGGAACTTACGTTGTAGTTTGTTTATGCAAACGCTGGTGTGCTATTGTGTATGTAAAACAATATGTGTAAATTTACACGTGCAATAGCTTCATGCACCGGAATCCATTATTCTATCCATTGAACTACGGGAGCGAA